CACTATCTCCAGCTTTAGTTAACCATTCTGCTTTTGTATCAGCATCCATTAAAAGAACTCTGTTTTCTTTCATTGCTCTAATATCATCAGCATCAGCGGTATAACCATATAATGCTAAGTAAGCATCACAGAAATATTCAAAGTCATTTAAATCATCAGAAACAAGAGCATCATAAGCATCAATCAATGATATAACTCCTTCAAAATCACCAGTCATATCATCATTGTTTCTATATTCAACAAAAGGAACACAACCAAAGAAATGCGGCTGGCTGTCTATAAGTTGCAATGTATCCAGTGTAGTAGAGGCTTTATATCTAATCATTTCTTTATCTGTATATACTTCTACTATTGTTTCCATAGCATCTTTAATGATGTTATATTCATCATAGAATCTTATAACAGCAACTAATTCATCTTCTATTGTTGCTCCATAAATAGGAATAATTTCTTTTGTGTCTATATTAGTAAAGCGGATTGAGCCATCACTATCAATATACATTAACTCCCAAGCTCTACCATAAATAGAACAATTCTTAGCTAGTTCCATGTTTTCATTTTGTTCATCATTGTATTCAAGAACTAACTTTAATTCACCAATACCCGCTTCTGAACCACTATAAGTAACAGGCTCACCCATAAAGTAACCGCATAAAGTATCAGTAATATACTGACTAAATGGATGAACAACCTTATTATTAGGCTTTGTAGGGTCTGCTTGTACCCTCTTTAAAATATCTGGTTTATTCAAGTAATAATCTTTAAGTTTAATCAATCTAGGTAAGTCTAATTGTCTAAACTTATAGACCATTCTCTTGATTAGTTCAGGAGTAAGTTCATCTTTATTATTTAATCTAAACATTTATTATTCTCCTTTAAAATAATATACTTTTATCCATTGTTTGCAATCTAGGTCTATCATCTATACATTGCATACTATATCTCAAAGCATCTAAGTAGTGATTAAATTTATCAACAGGCTTATTGATATATTCATTAGTTGCTTTATCTTTTGTCCAAGCATAATTCTGCAATTCCTCAATAGTCTTAACACAACTAGGGTGAACAATTATCTCATACTGTTGTACCCTTTGAATACCTTGTAATATAGAATCTGGACCTTTAGTACAGGGAATAATTCTTCTTACTCCCTTTCTTTTAATCTCTTCAATACTCTTTTGTTCTGCACTATCAGCTATAATAGTAGACTTAGATAAACCAAACTCTATAAGTTTATCAGCAATCTCATCATTCAAATAACCAGTCCCGCCCCATTCATTATAAATATAAATTCTTTTTTCCTCTTCACTAACAACAGTGGAGATAAGTGCGGTTGGGTCATTAGTGTAACCAAAGTCCAGTCCAAAACAGTTTATACCTTTAATCTTCTTATAATCAAAATCAAAACTCTGCCAATTAGAATATACAAGTTTATCCAAACTACCAAATTCACCCTCTGCATATATCTTATAAAACACAGGGTTAGTATCTTTTAACAAAAGCAAAGAATCAACATATTCTTTAGGAAGAAACCTATTATCTTTGTATGTGGTTTGAATTATGCGGCAACCGCTTCTAAAATTCTCTAAACTAGCATCAGGTCTAAAGAACTCTAAGTAGCACCAATTAGCTTTACTAACTGGGTTAAAACTTAAAATTATCTGGCTATTGTCTACTCTTTCTCTTATTCTCAAATCAACTTGGTTAAAGTCATCTTGAGTAAATTCAGTAGCTTCTTCTAGCCATGCATCTGTTAACCCAGCAATAGATTTTAATTTTTCTTGGTCATCTAAACCCATACAAATGAAACAAGAGCCATTAGGTAATTGGATAGAAAAATCAGTTTTATTAACTTTACATTTATCATAAATATTCCAATCACTTAATGTATCCAACAAAAGCTGAAAAGTTGAGTTCTTAGTGGTGCGGTTGACTTTTCTTAAAACTAATACTTTTCTTTTACTTTTTAAGCATTTAAAGATTAGTTTCTGAGTGATATATTTACTTTTGCCGCTACCTGCACCGCCATAATAGATTTCATATCTCTTGGAATAGTCTGTTAGATAAGGAAGATAAGATTTATTGAACAGATTCTTCTTCAGAGTTATCTTCATCTTCCTCACCTTCTAATCCTATAACAATTTCATCTTTAACCTCTTGTTGTAGTTTGGCATCTTCTCTCATTGCCTTTTGCAACATTTCTAATGCTTTTAATTTAACAGAGGCGGGAATAGCTTCATCACCTTTAGGACAAAAAGCCATAGTTGCTATTTCTTCTGTTACTCTTGTTAAATCAATACACTTAGAATCAAACGCTGCTTGCCTTTGTTCTGCTATATATTGTTTAATTTGTGGAATACTTTTAATTTTACAAAAATTATCCATAGCAGCTTTTCTATCTTTGCAGTTAGGATAAACTGATTGGTATGCTTCTGCGGACTTGTATCCATTACTAAGCCAAGCATCTACTACAGCATAGTATTTCTGCCAAGTCTTTGATCTAATGTTGACTCTTGTAGGGTCATATTCTTTATAAACCATCAGTTTTCTCCTTTCTTTGTTTCCTATTGTTATATGAAAAAAGTGTTAGTTCATTTATTAAGATTTGTCCATTTTCTTCTTCTCTTTTTATTATACTTCTTTTTTACCTGAATGTCAAGAATATTTTACTGGGTAACAAAAATTTTTTGCTAACTTAGGACAAATTTAGAAAAATCTTCACAAATATTTTTCATATATAGATGTAAGGGAATAAGAAATGGCTTATCTTATAACTTACAATTACTTCCTATAAAAAAATATTTAAAAATCAAACATTGAGAGGAGAAAATAACAATGACAGACAACCATAGAAAGATGATTGAGGACTTATATAATCAATGTTCTCAAGAGCAAAAAGAAAAATATGATAAAAAGGTAGGTATTTATGCTATCTATTGTGACGGAAATCTTGTTTATATTGGAAAGTCAACTAACCTGTTAAACCGCTGGATTGCTCATAAATGCCATGTTTTCTGCAATGGAAGTAAAGAATATAATAGACCTATGTATCAAGAGCTAAGAAGAGCTTATAACTTAGGTCATGCCATATCTATTAATCTCCTAGAGTACTGTGATATAGAAGACTTAGAAACAAAAGAAGATGAATATATAGGTAAATATCTACCTCCACTTAATACTATAATACCAAAGGCGGGCGGCGGTCATTCAAAGAAGCAAGTAAGTGAAATTTGCTGAGAATAAAATTTGACAAACTGAAAAATTTTTGGTATAATAGTAGTATAGAAAAGATAAAAGTTTGGACAATGTCTAATAAACTATTCATAGAAACTTTTATATATATATGTAAAGGTCATATAATTTGACTTGATTAAATACTAAACCAAAACCAATTCTTTTAATGGTTGTTGTTAAAAGCGGGTAAGCATAAGCCACTTACCCGCATCCTCTTAAAGCTTTTTTGTGAAGATTTTTCTAAAGTTTTAAGAGAATAACAACAACAATAGGCTAAAATAAAAAGGAGACAATGAACCATGAAAAAGATAAATGAATTTACAGATAAGAGCTGTAAAAATGTAGATTATATGGAAACAATAAGAGGTATGTGCTGGGAACTACATGATAAAAAAGGTATTAGTTATGCGGCAATGAGTAGAGATTGTAAAGTAGGTTATGGAACTCTTGCTAATTTTGCGGCTTGCTATAGAGACACAATGCACAAAGATAACTGGCTTAAATTCAGTACCTATATTGAAGAGATGTATAATAAATTGCTTGTTGATTAAATCTGTCAAAATTTTTGGACAACGGCTAATAATTGACAAAGCTAAAAATTTATGTTATAATAGAGATAGAAAATGAAAATTAATTTTGAACGTAATCATGGGGTATGACTGACCATCTGCCCCTCTTTTCTTTTAAGAGGGTTGGTGGAAATTTTGGACAAAAGCATGAAAACAATTAAAAATAATTTTCATATACAGTGTCAAAGAAAATAAAAAGTTAGAAAAGGAGAAAAGTTTTATGGCAAGAATACCTGAAACAGTAGAAGCATTAAGAACAGTAGCTAATCATGAGACAAGAGTACAGAAAGTCTATGAGAGAGTTCACAAATTGAAATCAGAAATGGGTATTCCTTATAATAAGATGGCTGAACAAGCTGGATTATCAAGAGGAAAAATGGAAAAATTAACAGGGAAATCCCGCAGAATGACAGATGAAAATCTTGATAAGCTGGTCACTTATTTAGATTCTATGGGATTTTAATTATGAGAGGAGAAAAGATTTTAAATGATTACGTTGGAATTAAGATTCTATCCATTAGCAGAAATAAAAGAGTTAATGGATACCAAGAGAAAGGAGACTATTACTAATAATCTCACAAAATGGGGATACCGCTATGAGTGGATTCCAAGAAAAGGTGTAAATATTATTGAGACACCTGATATGGGCAAACCAGAAGAACAGTTAAAAAGTCTTTTAATGAGAAAACTAGACTTAGATGTTAGAGCTGATTATAAAGCATTTGCCGCTTTCTTTTTTAAAATAATTGATGATGATTTATTTCTTATAACACCATGGGAAACAAGAGCAAAGATAATAGGTGATGAATTTGGAATTGAAGTAACAGATAGAACATTAAGAAAATATAATGCAAAATTAGTTGAAAAAAATATAATGGTTAAAGATGATTCTCAATATGAATATTGGTACACAACTTATGTATGTGGAGAGAAATGTCAAGATGTAGTAGGGACATCAGAAGAAGAAGAAGTTGCGGCAATGGAAGATTGGTTCAACAAAAGAAAAGAATACTTAGAGGCGGCTGACCTTGAATATTCTCAGGCTATTGGTGTGGCGGATAGTAGAAACCCAAACCGCTGGAAGATAGCTATAAACAGATTATGGGAAACTACTAAAGTAGTTTATTATAAAGTTAAAGGTTGGAATTTCAATGCTTTTGAGGATGCAGATTTAAAAGAAATTTACAGACTTTCTGCTCTTGTTGTAGCAGATATTGAAATACCAGAGGAAGCAGAAGAAGTTGTAGAAGAACAAGTTAAGTTCAATCCAATGGATAATTGCACTGGACCTAATGGAGAATTTATCTTCTAATAAAACTATTACTTATAACAGAAACTGTTCCGTACAATATAATAGTATTGTCCGGAACAGTTCATGTTAAACTAATTAAAAATATAAAAATAAGAGGAGAAAAGACAATGACAACAGAAAGAATATCAGTGGGTTACTACAAAATGGCTGATTTAGCTAATGAAATGAATACCTTAGGGGACATACATACCCCAGATGGAAAGATTATATCAAGAGAAGAACAAACAATAGAAGAACTTAAAGCATTGGGTTATCAATTTTTATATTATCCTCAAGGCTTTGTGATAATAGTTACAGCGCCAAAGAATATTAAATATGATAAGAATAGAAAATATGTAGAGAAAGACCCAATGGGATTGCGGGATGCTAAATATAATTTCTTAAAAAGAACAATAGAAAGCTATGAAACAAGAACCGCAAAATATAATTGTAGAAAAATACATAGCAAGCGGTTAAAGATGTTTACTAGAGGCGGATATTTCCTTACAGACTTTTTAAATGCGGTTACCGCCCTAGAAGATACAGTTAATCTTGCTATTGATGAATATAAAGGAGGAGCAACCAATGAAAGCATATGAGAAAGAAGAGAAAAGGAATACCAAGAATGGTTGTTAAAAAAGCAAAAGGAAGAAGAAGAAAAAGTAAAACAGTTATATCAAAAGAATCAGGAAAATTAATTCTTGATTCTAACACCTTTTTACAATACACACCTGCTATTGAGAGCAGACCAAATTATAATTATTATCAGGAGGAACAATATTATGAGAGAAATCAAAATGGAAACAGAAGTTATGGTTTTAAAGGGTTATATTAACTTTTATAATACCCATAAAGAATATACAAAAGAACAGTTATATAAAGATTACTATGGAATGAATTGGGAACAGTTCTACAATAAGAAATCTTTAGATAAATATTTAGTTAAGGAGGCAGCCTAATGAGTGCTTTAAGTAGATGGGCGGAGGAAGTACAAGGCAAGACCGCAGACCAAGCCTATGTATATTACAAACAACAGGATTCAAAAGACAGAAGAACTCAACAAAATATCAATTCAATGGTAGCTAAGGCTTTTAGAAATGTTAATATTCAATTCAAAGCACAACAGAATGATGAAATAGGTAAAGCATTAACAGAAGCGGTAAGTAATGAAGTACAGAAAGAATTACAAAAGGCAATCAATACAATAGGCAAATAAAAAAAATGCGGCAATCACCACAATTAAATAAAGTGATTGCCGCATTTTTTCATTCCTAATCCTCTTGCTTTTGTCTTTCTTCAAGAATAGAAATTCTAGTTTCATGGTCTTGTAATCTCTCTTCTTGATTATCAGTTCTATTGGTTAAAACTTTAATGTTTTCTCTTAATTCATCTATTGCATCCTGTAAATGAGTAATTGAGCTATTAAGAGTAATAATAGGTTTTCCAACAGTCATGAATAAGCCCACAAGAGCAATGATAACTGTAACAACTGTCCATTCCATCATAGAAACTCCTTTTTTTATTTAGTATATATATATGAAGCGGCGGACACCGGTATTAGTTCTCAAAGTCTAGCTAAAGGCTACCCACAGCAGCACCCACCGCACATCAAAATTAAAAATAGAGCTTGTTTATTTCAGTTAGGTTTCTAAGAGTATCTTCATTAACTGCCTTTTGTGCTTCCTGCATAGACTTATAAATATTGTCAAAGGAAGTTAAAGGACTACCTAACTCAATATAACTTTCTTCTTCTCTTGTTGGATAGTGAACAATCTTAGCTATCCTCTCTACTCTATCTACTCCTTTTATCTCATCTATAACTCTTATTTTATCTCCAACAGCTAAAGAACTGTGTAAAGCTGTAATATTTATTTTGTAAGTTGTCTGTGGTTTACTATATAATTGAATTTTATCCTGAGCCAATTTAAGTAAATCGTCCGCATTCTCCACAGATGCATTAACCCAATAGCCAACTATAATTTCATCAGTGTAGTCATAGTTTTCTACCCACATAGACCCATTGACTAAATTGATTGCCGCCCCATTTTTACCAATAGGAATCAATCTAGTAATCAAGTCATAAGTATTAGACTGAACTTTACATTGTCTTAGATTAGTTTCATTAAAGAAGAAGGTTTCTTTATATTCTCCTCTTGTATTCCATATATGAATAACTTTATTTTTAGTATCAAAAGCAAAGTCAACATTGTAAAGTTGTTTAAGTGCGGCAATGGCGTCTAATGCAGATTTTCTCTCAATCTTTACAGTATAAACTCCAGAAACCGCCTGCTCAAATTTATATGTCCAATCAGTTTCTGCTAATACTTCATCTAAGCAAGTCTGTAATGAGTAAGAATATCCAGTTAAGGAATCAATATGCTTACCAAGTAGCTTGCCCCAATATGGTTTACAGAATACTTCATAGTAATCATTATCTTCCATATTGACTTCTTTGACTACATAAAGATAATCATTTATTTCTATCTTTTGTTCCTCTTGAACTAATCCAACTTCATAAGGTAATTGAAACTGAGCAACTTTATACCCAGTATTCAATTCCTCTGTAATCTGAAGCTCACTATATTTTGCTATTGTCTTGATAAAATTCATTTGTTTATCATATAACTTTAACATTTTGAGCCTCCTTAAAATTTATTCTTATATTTTATATCTAAATTAGTAACTCCAATAGTTTTTACCTTAATAGAGTTTGCTCCTGCTTTTAATTTTGGTGCGGATGTCATTTTAAAACTATCAATAGGATTGCCATTATAAGCAACACCATCTTTAGTAATAGTAATAGTATTAACACCATCTACAGGCTTTGTTATATCAATAGCAAAGTAATCTTTATTGATATAGAACTCTATTGTATCATCAAAAGAAGAACAAGTAAGAGTAACAGTAATATAAGTAGGGGCAGCCGCATTTTCAACTTCTATTTCTTTCCATATATTAAGTGCGGCGGCTGGTGTTAAGCTCTCTATCTCTGGCTCTTGTGGATAAACAGGTTCATCTGTTTCATACCATACACCATAAACAATTTTATGATTAAAGTCACCAGTTGATAACACTTTAAACTTAGTATAACCCTCATGGGCAACAGCAGTCCCCTTATTTGTTATCTCTGTTTCTATTTGCTCTTGAGATAGTCCTTTTATTGGAATTATACAATAACCTAATCCATTTTCTACTGCTATTGATTCCTTATAGAACTCTACTAATGTAAACTCTGGTATTTCAATAGGATTAAATTGAAGATTAGGATACATAACTAATGAATTATCCATATTATTTTCTCCTTTATAATAGTTTCCATTCTTTATTATTACCCATAATGTAGACATCTGATGTATCAATCACTAGACAAGTACTTCCAGGAGCAACATCAATAGGTAAAGAAGAAACATCTGATGGGGCATCCACTATAAACTCTGATAGGGAGTAATTAGTCTCATCCCCTTGTTTCATTATACTTATCATAATAATTCTCCTTTAATTATTTTATTAGTTTTAACAGAAACTGTTCCGGACAATACTTATAATACTATGGAACAGTTTCTGTTATTCTAAATGATTTGCTATAGATTAAAGACTCTTAACAGCAAAGTTTTGTTGTACTTTAGTTCCACCTGTTGGTGTAAATGTGATGTACTGACCTGTCTTGCTTTTACCTGTTGTTACAGTAAACTTAATATAAGGTCTGCCCCACTTATCTGTTCCTTGACCATCATTAGTATAATAGCTACTTTTGTATATTTCCCACTGACCTGAACTATTTGGTACACTATATACAGCTACAAAGTTATCATAAGCGGTAGGTCCATCCCCGCTATCATAAGGAGTAAGTGCCCATGTTCCTCTATTTGCGCCCATTGTTGTCTCACTATCTATATCGCTTGTGTTTCCATAATAAAGGATTTCAGGTGTTACTACATCTTCTACATAAACAGCGCTAACAGTTACATCTGCGGCTGGCATTATAAATCCAGTGCTTGTAGAATCAGGAGAGACAATAGTTACATTACCAGAGTCAACCGCCCAATTACTGAACTTCTTACCTTCTGGTGCGGCATTTGCTTCAATAGAAACATACACACCCTCTTCATATAGACCAGAACCAGTACCATTATTTACAGTAACATTAAATTTAGGTGCAGGTGGTGCTGGAGGTTCAGGACTAGGTATATTAGATGGAATAGGTAATATTGCGGGAGGTCTTACTCCACTGTCTCCATTACTCTTAGACCAAGGAATAAACTTGAAGTTATTAACATCATAGAAACCTTGAGAGTAAGTATTGATGAATCCATTCTTTACATTTCCTGCTATTGGAATTAAATCCTCAATCAATTTACCTTTATGATATACTTGTACTCTTGCAATCTCACAATAGGTTCCAAATCCTAACTTGGCACTATTCATCAAAGCAAGATTACCAGTTAAAGTGACATCATTTGCGGGTGTTCTATCAAGAGTAACACCATTAAAAATAACATCTATATATCCTGGCACTGGTGCGGCACTATCTTTGCTTGACTTAAATCCATATTTTCTTATTGGAGTAGCATCTATATCTTCAAGAGTCTGAATAATAAAGTTGTGACCACCAGATGTACTAGATTCAAATACTTTAGCCACTTTATTATTGATTCCACCAGTTATATATGCAGCGTTTGGCATGGTAAGTGATAATCCATAATAATCATTAGTGCCAAGAGCACCAAACATAGAGCCTTTGCCGTTTGAATCAAACCATCTACCCCATACATAAATGGTAATATCTTGAATGTTCCAATCTTTACCCATTTGTAAGTCAAAAGAAACATTATCAGAGTTATCATTGGCTGTCCAAACAAGAGAAGGATAATCTACATCAAGCGGCAAATCAGCTACTCCCTTTTTCTGATACTTATTATAATAAATATTAAAAGCAGATTGAGTATCAAATAAAGCCACCGCCGCACTTTCACTATACTCTGTTGAAATATCAATGAATCCATTTAATGTTCCTAATTGCGGTTTGTACTTATTTATATCAACACCAAGAGCTAAGAAGAAATCATTCCAAGTTAATGCGGATGCGGCAACCTCTGCTACTTTATCCTTATCAACATATACTGTTTCTTCTGCTATTGTTTTGTAAATTTCAGAGTTATCATAACATTGAGAATATCCTTTTGCTGTTGCTACCCAGTTCTCAATGTATTTAATTTTTATTTCTTTGGCATTTGGTGCTTGTATATCAAAAGAAAGATTAACAGCATCACCAATGCCCCAATCATTAAGTAAGATATAATCAACTTTGAATACACCATTTTGTACTCTGTTAGGTAATCCCGCTCCCTTTAAAACACAAGGAAAGATTAAGTTAATATCATCAAACTTAATGCTACATTTTTTTATTGCTTCTGTAAGGCGGCTAATCTGTTTGTAAGCCGCATCTTCATCATTCTCTGTAACTAAGAATGATAACTTCATTGTTTTAAATTCATAGTCCTGTCTTAATAGAGTTCCTTCTACTGAACTATCTAACCAATCTGTAACTGATTCAATATTTTGGGTAGAACAAACTCTATCAATTAACTTAGCACTATAATCTGTTATATTCTTTCCATTTATTTTCATTTACTTATCTCCTTTTTATAGCTAAGCCAAGTTCATTCAACATATCTTTATTGCTTGCTTTTGCGGGCTTCTTGTTGCTCTCTTGGCTTGGCTGTATTGTTTGTTCTTTAACAACAGGAGTAGTGTAAACCATGCTTTCTAATTGTTTGCTGAAGTTCATACTTTTCCTCCTATACCTAGCTTATTGAAAGTTTCTTCTCTACTATGAGTTTCTTCTACAACAAAAGGTTCTGAGTCAGGATTCTGTGCTTTCCTAATGGCAACTATCATTAAGTTCCCTACATCACACATCTTTTGTTGATATGCTTCATAAGCTAATTCAATATCTTCTTCATTCCATTCTCTATAATCAAGACCGCACAGAAATGCCTTTTTCTTTACCTCTTGTGTTATCATTCTCTTTCTAAAGCTCCTGTTCCTTGTAACTGAACTGTATAGGTTACATCTTTATTAAATTGTGCACCAATAGGAAAAGCAACTATAAAGGCTTTACCATGATAATTCATAACTTCTGATTTTAAAGATAAATCAATTATTGTATGATTAACAAAAGCATCTTCAAGAGCAATCAAAGCTTCATCATTAACAACATATGCACCATTACAAGTCACTGTCCAACTTTTTAAGCCAGGTAATGATTCTTGCCATTCCATAGCCACTCTGTCTGATACATCACTTGCTGTGACCGCTCTCTTTAAATCAGCATTTATTTGTGCGGCAACCTCTTTTCCGCCTATAGAAAGTAGACAATCAAATCCTTTCATTATTCTACCTCCATTGTATCAACTGAAATAGTGATTACTCCATGTTTTGTTATTGGTCCAATTTCTTTATCATCCATAATAGATAAAGAACTTTGAGCATATGTTATCTTTTCCTCTTGTCTAACTAAATCAATTTTCTTCACTACTTCATTGTAATAATCTTTAATTTCTTTTTCTCCCTTATAAGTTGAGAACACATCAACTCTCAATAGCCAAGTAACTTTAGTAAAGTTCTTATAATTTACTGGGGCGGTTGTTATAGTTCTCAATATTGCATAAGGACAATTTTTGTGCCCATTTCCATCTGGATTATCAGTTATTTTGACAGACAGACTAGAAAGAGCATTATAAACTATTTGTTTTACATCTAACATAATTTATTTCTCCTTTTAGTGACTAGGATAGTGGTGAGGGTCATTTCCCGCACTAATATCATCAAGCATAATTTCAAATATAGTAAGCGGTGCCATCAATAGCTGAGCAAGCATCATACCAAATAATTCTGCTAAGAAACCACCTATTCCTTGTGCCTGTCTCATTGCTTCTATCTCTTGTAACTGTTGTATCCTAGCATAGATTTCTTCTCTTGCATCTATTAAAGGTGTTAAATCATAATACCAACCTGCTTCTGCGGCTGTTGCTGTATTAGACTGTTGCATAAAAGCAATTATCTTATCTAATCTCTGTAAGTCAGCATAACACTCTTCTAATGTTCCTTCTCTACCACATCTATTGGTTAAAAAGAATAAGTCAGCATCATTATCCATAAATTCATCTGCTAAAGCTCTCATACCTCCTTCTATTTCAGTATAAGCATTAACAAGAGCCGCCTCAAAATAAGGTTGTGCTCTCATTCTACTTGTTCCATACTCTTGATAAGCACTATATGGGGCATCAGACCAAATCTCACATCCACCTGAATCCGCATGATAACCTATGTGCTCCCTTAAATATCCAGTATCAACAGGACAAGTAGCTTTGGCTTGTTCTTCAAACATTTTACCAAACTGTTCCCAATATATTGAATAAGGAATGGGGATATGGCACATTGGAGTATATACTGGCAAACCTAAGCTGGTTGGAGTTAAGTCTGCATATAAAGCCCCATCCCTATTCTGAATTTCTGGTAACATTATTCAGTTACTTCCACAAGAGTAATAAGATATTGGTTTCTGTATGGAACTTGTGCCCTTAGTTCATACTTTTTACCATTGTATAAAAAATAAATCTTTTTAATCTGTTCCATAAGCATCTCACTTTCCTGCATTAGTCATTTTATCTAATACAATTTGAGCAATAGCATCATAATCAGCTTGAGTGATTGTATAGCTATCACCTTTTTTGCCGGCGGGACCAACTGGGCCAGTCTCACCTTTTAAAATATATAGGCCAGCTTCATTCTCCATTAAGGGAACATCCGCAACAACCTTTAAAATCTGTTCAATAGAAACACCATAAGCAGTAGCTTCTTCTATATTGCTACCTATTGATAACTTAACATCAAAACTACCTGTTTCTATTGTTTCTTCTGTCCAACCACCTTGACCATCAGGAGTAAGGGTAGTTTCAATTCTTGTAATAATATCATTTCTCATTATTTTAATACCCTTACCTTTCTATTTTTAACTAACATACTAAGTGTTGACTTACTATAACCATCAATGAAACTTTCATCAATAGAAGAAGCATTAGACTTAGAAATGCCTTCATTATTTAATCTATTATATCTTTCTATTGTCATCTGCACAACAGCATTGTCTAATTTATCAGAGTATTCATCTAAATTACAGAACTGAGTAGCTTCATCTTTACACATATCCACAATAGCCTCAATCTGATTAAGGTGAGATGCGGCGGCTGGTCCAATCAATGCACTAGCTTTTTCTACTATTGTCATCTCTTTATCTCCTTTATTTTTAATACTTTTATTACTTATAACAGAAACTGTTCCAACCAATATATATTATTGTCCGGAACAGTTTGTGTTATTCTAAATAATTTTCTATAACAAAAAAATGCCCCAAAGGTAATTTTAATTCTACCTCTGGGGCAAGCCTTTAATCAGAGGCTACTTAGGCTCCAACTTTAGGAGTTAATTTAACTACCTTGTTTTCATCTGTAAGAGCAACAACTGCAACCTTTCTGATATACACTTTGTTATTTCTTACATTAGCATCTCTTTCCTGTTCAACCTCTGTATCTTTCTTAATGAAAAGAGTAACTGCTTCTTTGCTAGCTAAATAGATATTACCATTAGTAATAGCTTTAGTAACAATAACAGGAACGCCGCATACAGAACCAACATAACCAGTTCTAACAAAAGCCTCATTGTATTTAAGGTCATCTTTTAACTCTTTGCGGAAATTAGCTAAATCAGCAATACCTACAAGGATAAATAAACCATCTTCATTTTCTGTATTCAACTTAGCAATAGCATCAACAATATCTGTAAATGCAAAACCAGTTCTTACAACAGTAAGAGTAGCCTTATCAAACTCTGCAACCGCTTTCTTAGTAAAGTCGTTAATCATAGTCTTTGCAATTCCTTCAAGACCAGTCTGAACAACCATAGGGTCTGTCATAGCCTGTTCATCAAAGTATTGGAATCTACCCTGAACC